TGATTATTTCTATCTTTTTACAGAAGAAGGTTGGAAATATTCAACCGGAAATGGGTGGAATAAAATAGAAATTGAAAAAATTGAGGCGTAGTTTGACTTTTGTGTAGTATATTTATATAATTGTTTTACATTGCACTGTGGTGAAATAGGGGTCGCTCCCTTGGCAGACACACCCCCTCGTCTCGGGGGCGCAGAACCGGAAATAGGTAGAAAATATGGGTTGACCACGAAGCCGGCTAGTTGTTTTTTACCGAATCCCTGCATGGATGGTTCGAATCCTCTCAGTGCAGCTTTTGTTCTTTGACATTATTAAAAATATTGGTAGACAAATTGGTAAACACAGATATTTATTTATATGGCAAAACCTTATGTTTATAAAATAACTTCTGTGGAAGGTGAATATTATTTTGGTGTCCGGTGGGATTATGAGGGTAATCCAATTGATGACCTGTGGAAAAAATATTTTACATCATCTTCTTTAATAAAGGAAATGATATTCACCAATGGTATTGATTATTTCAAACCTGAAATTATCACAATTTGTGATAATGAGAAACAAGCTTTAGGTTTAGAATATGAATTTATTAAAGAAAATATTCAAGACCGAAAATGTCTCAATCGTGCATTAGGAAAATGTACAATTTGGGATGAAGTTTTGAAAAAAAGAGTTTCCGAATCAATGAAAAAGGTAAGGCAGGATCCGGAATATCAAAGAAATGCTTCTGAAAAAATGAAAGGAAGTAATAACCCGAATTTTGAAAAAAAACCTTGGCGTAATATCAATTCAGATATTCCAAGTTGGGTTAAAATAATTGATGTTTATCAAGATTTCATAAATGAAAATTGGGATTTTTCAAAATATGGATTTGGTAGAATTTTTTTGATGAACAGATACAATATTTCACAAGGAACTTCTCGTAAATTCATTTATTTAGTCAAAAATAACTGGAATCCTTTTTTAGATACAGATTATTTGTTATTTTTGAAAGAGAATGGCTTTGTGGCGAAATAGGTAGCACGCGAGGGACTTAACGGGATCTTTAGAACATTGAGCCGTTAATCCCTTGGACAGTAATGTCCGTGTCGGTTCGACTCCGACCAAAGTCACATTAAATAACATACATCATAATCAGTCAAGCCGTGTTGAGCTGTCAGTGTATGTTAGATAAGAGAAGGAGGCGGCTGGGACATTCTCTTATCACAAATTATTAGGTTGATTGGGATTTCGGGGCCACGCAGTAGCAAAGTAACGCCAATCATAAAAACAGATGTCCACTCCCCCATCTTCTGTTTTCCTTGTTTTTGGACCGGTAGCTCAATGGAAGAGCAACAGCCTTCTCAGTCTATATTTTGTATTACTGAGAAGCTGTAGGTTAGTGGTTCGACCCCACTCCGGTTCACCAATTAAGTAAGTGCTCGCTTCCCATGGTTTAATAGTACAAGGATAATGAAGGGAATAATACGACCCCCAACACTTACTTAAAAAAATTTGGTTGGTATTGTAAAAATGTTTATTTTTGTTTTCTAAATCAATCATATGCCAATTTACACAATCAGAGAAACAAAGCCTGCAACTCAGGTTTGGGAATACGAAGTAGAGGCTAACTCAGCAGAGGAAGCAGTAGAGAAAATTGCACAAGGAACTGCAAAACCTGTCAACTATTATGTAGACAGCAATGAATTTGAAGATTTTAAGTACGACATCGAAGAATCTGAAGAGAACTAAAAAAATTTGGTTGGTATTGTAAAAATGTTTATTTTTGTTTTCTAAATCAATTATTATGAATCAGGAATCGGCCGTAGAATGGTTAAAAAAGGCTCTTGAAGTTTCAGGAACTCAAATACCTGATGTTTTTTATGACATTGCATTAAATATTGAAAACGATCTAAAAATTTCAAATTATAATAAAGGTCGGAGGGATTATATTGGTCTTCTAAAGAATGTGGTGGAAAAAAAACCTTTGCAGTTGGTAGATTTTATTAATGAGTCCTAATGGTAAGTCAGGTGGTGTAAGGGGATCACGATAGAGGGAGTTATGCTCTATAGAAACAGGTTCGACTCCTGTCCTGACTTCAAAAAATAAATGTTATGACCACAACAGAAAAAATGTTTTTAATTAAAAAGTTGATGGATGAAATTGAGTTTGAAGTGAGAGAAACAGCTAAAGATATTGAAGATATTGATAGACCCCTTTATAGGATGCTTACTGAAGGGTGTGCTGACGCTTTTAGACATATGTCTAAAAATTTACATTCACAATCATCAGGTTACCAAATTGATGCTTGGGATAAACAATTAAATTACGCATATAAAATTTCTAAAAATAAATAAATCATAGTCAGGTGGCGGAATTGGAGTCAATTCGTGGTAATGTGGTGGAAGCGAAACACATCATTGATACAGGTTCGAATCCTGTCCTGACTTCAAAAAATAAAAGTATATGAGTCAATTTATCAGTACAGAACACGCTAATCAAGCGGCCAGAGAGGCTTTTGAGCGTTATCGTTCAGATGAGGAACGAATCAAAGAGATTGAAAACAAAATCAAAAACGGTGAAACCGTACCAGTGGAAGATATTTTATGGGTTTGTCAAGTGGCGAAACATGGAATATGGGCACAAGAATCGAGCTGGTACGACCACGGATAAAATTATATAGTCAGGTGGTGAAATCTATCGGTAGAGCGATGATTGTTTGGAAGACATTTGAGATGACACCCACACAATATGTAGCTTAATACAGGTTCGAATCCTGTCCTGACTTCAATGTTCTAGCTGGCCACTAGACGTAGTTCCTCCCACACCTCTCAGAACCGACCTCGTGTCGTGCACAGGTGACCCAAGGGAGCCGGATCGTAAACCGGATGGGTTGGCAACTTTCCCACTGACTCCGGAAAAGTTGTAAATAGTCAGGTGGCGGAATGGAGAAGACGCTAAAATGTAGTTTTAGATACGAATTAGGCAATCGTATATCATCAGTTAATGTATCGCGTTATGTTTAGTGATACGCAACTCCAAAACTAAAACGTATGGGTGCAAATCCTTTCCTGACTACACGTTCCGATTCATCATCGGATAGTATGCCCAATATGATGAGAAACGGTGTGATAGCCGTATGGGAACGTAGATAGTATAGGGAGAACTATCGGGCAAGTCAGCCTGAACCTCGCAAGGGTCAATGATTATTCCTAACCCACCCCGGGGACAGCCACAACACCTGTAAGTTGGATAAATTAGGGTGTTATTTTTTTTTTTGGTGGTTTCAAAATACTTTCTTATCTTTACAAAAAAAAGTATGGAAAAGTATCAAAAAATCTTTATTAGTGTGATGTTGTTCATCGCGACATTTATCACCACTATTATCATTTCAGAATTAGCGGCACATTTTTTAACATTACCAAATACAATTGCAAATATTTTTGGTGGTGTCATTTTATTCATTACATTTGCATTCATCCTAATAATAGGATACTTAATAAGTAAATTTCTCAACAAATAAAAAACAACAATTATGATTGGAATTATCACTTTTGGTTTATCATTAACCATCTTAGGAATTTTATTAGGGGTATTTAACTTCAAAAGTTACAAGACCACAAGAGAAGTGCAACGAACAAATTATCGTGGCGACGTTACAACTGAAACAAAAACTGAGACAAACACTTCACAAGTAATAAAGTTGATAGCGGTATTTTTTATTTCTTTATTATTAGGTCTTTTTAACCCCCTCTCAGTTGAACGTATTGATGTAGGACACGTTGGTTTGAAAATTAACAACACCGGAGATGAAAAAGGTGTCAGTAAGACCACGTATGTAACGGGTTGGGTGTTTTATAATAGTTGGTTATCTCGTATCAAGGAGTATCCTGTAACACAACAACACGTTGATTATGAGGAAACCGCAATTATCACAAAGGGTGGATTCCAAGCGGTAATTAAACCGAGTTTTAACTGGTCTGTTAATCCCGCAAATGCCGCTGATATGTATCAGAACCTGAGACAAGATGTGGATCAGATTAAGGAAACTTGGCTTAAGAATGCTATCATAGGAGCCGTAAATGACGTGGCAAACTTATATAGTGTGGATTCAATTTTTAATCACCGGGCTGAATTTGAAGGAGACATTGTAAAAGAATGTAATTTGAGGGTTAGTAAGTGGTTCAACGTATCTCAATTAAGAACAAATATTGTTCCTCCAAAAGAGATCACGGAAGCCATCAACCAAAAGACCAAGGCGGTTCAAGAAGCTCAAGCCGCTATCCAACAAAAGATCGTGGCTGAAGCTCAGGCTTTGACACAGATCGCAAAGGCAAAAGGTGATAGTGCTCAAGCGGTGATTGCAGCATCCGGTAGGGCTGAAGCGGTGAGAAAAGAACAACAATATTTGACTCCGATGTATATTGAGTATATCAGGGCACAAAGATGGGATGGTAAGTATCCGACAACAATGTTGGGTGGTAATACATCAACATTATTGAATCTTAATAAGTAATTAAGGTTAGTCAGGTGGCGGAATTGGTTAGACGCTAAATAGTAGATAATCTTGATACTACAGACTCGCGAACTGTCGTCATAATTCAAGAATACAGGTTCGAATCCTGTCCTGACTACAACCCGTCGGAAGCTCATGTTGGTCCGAGTGAGATGAAAACGCGGATATCGGACCCCATAGTCAGGTGGATTAATGGTAAATCGGCACCCTCACGGTTGAGATAACAGCTAATGGCACTCTGAATGATAAAGCTAATGCAGGTTCGAATCCTGTCCTGACTACAATATTGCGATGCAGGTGCAAGGTCGGTCTCATGAGCCGAATTGGGTAGCTCCCCCTCAGAAGTTCGAGTCTTCTAATCGCAACAAAATAAATTTGGTTGTATTGAAAATAAGTTGTATTTTTACATATTAAATCAAATAGTATGATCAACGAAGTAACAAAAATTTACACAGAGATGACAGATTTGGAATTATCTCAAGCCATTCAAGAAATGAAAGAGGATAATCTTAAAGGTATTATTCGTGAAGATGGGGTTGTTCGTCAGAAATGTAAAATACTTCAAGATATTGTTGGTGGAAATAAATACGAACATTTAATGATGGTTCAATTCGCCATCTTACAAGAAGCCGCGTACCGATTCACACCAAAATTATAAAAATATGGACAATAATCAGGACAAAGTGTCCATATTAAAAAAGTGTAAAATAAACAATTAAAAAATTGTAAAATAGATATGAAATCGGATAATGATAAAAAACCATTAGTATATTGTGGTGTAATTGATCTTATGACCAATGAACCAGTTAAAATGACTGATGAACAAAAAGAAAAATTCACAAAAATGTGTAGTAACGATGGTGAATATAATGCGGTTTTTTGTGAGGATGATTCAATACCAAAGACAATGCAATTAATTGCGACTATTAATAAAAAATAAAATTATGGAAATGAAGGACCTGATCAAGAAATTGCGTAGATTAGAAGATGAACTTTACGAAGTAAGGGAACAAATTAGACAAACTTCCGATGGGTTCCTCTATCTAACTAAACTCCGGTGTTATGGTTCCATAACTTGGGATATGCACTCCAATTCTTTTTCCGCTCAGGAACTTTGTGATGAATATTATGGTGATAATGGGATCGTTGAAGTTTACACCAACAACCCGGATCATATGATATCAAGTTATGGTGAAGTTGTTGTGATGAGTTTAGAAGAACTTAAGAATTTAAGTCAGGAAAATGTTTCTATGTCTCAAGCAATTGTTAACCGGATGATTGACTCAATGATTCCGGGGGTAATTGAATAAAAAGGTTTATATTTGTTTTGATATTTGGACTATAAGTAAGGAAATAATAAAAAAAATAAACTATGTCACATACTTGGGAAGAATTGAAAGAAGAATATTCCAACGATCAATTTCCACCTTTCGGAGGACCATTTACCGATGCGTTAGATCCGTGGGAGTGGTTGAGTAAAAACTTTGATCCACCAAAAAGGACTGAGGAAACCAAAATAAAGGTGACTGTAAAGAAAGATTCTGAAATGGCAAAAATG